TCAAGTGAGAGCTAATTGGTAGCAACAAAGTCTATGGAGCACACCCATTACATACACCGCCCCTTCTCATCGCGGTATAGAGTCGAAGCCAACCAAAATTATATGCTTCATCCTATCCTGGGCGATACAAATCACCCTAACAACCTCACTACAATACGAGATTGACCTCTAACTGATATAATTCAATCAGAGGATTTTATAAGAGTGCCCCAACCTCGCACCCACTCGTCATACACACCGCTCCTTGACTCCATGTCCTCTGGAGCATATGTGTCACCATATTGGGTGCTCCTCTAAAGAGGATGCCCATGGGTATTCACAAATGCATGTCCGTTTGTCTAGTGCCCCACCTCGCACACGACTGTTACACCCTCCTTAAAATAATGAACTGCCAAGTAGTAAGGCGATTCAGCAGGTGCATCCATCGGGCATTCCATCACGCCCTACCACTTACTTCATTGGAATCAAAGAATCCGTTTTTCATGGTTTAAGAGATCTATCCCAAGTGAAAAACGCCCCGCCGTCGCATCTTTCTGTCGCACCCCACCAATTTCTGTAATTCTCCATCCACTGTGGCTTTCGCCTGGTACCCTTCCCTAGTTTGGGAGTTCAACTACCATTGTAATGATACGTCCAAGAGACAGTCCAACACCGCCTCCAACCTTTATTTCATTAAAATCAAGAAATCCGTTTTTTATTGTTTGGCAAAACGGAATCAGTTTCTATTAATAATTGGAAACCAAGATGCCACAGTGTGAAGCAATTAATGCAAAGGGCAATATATGTGGACGTGGATTGACTGCAGAAAATCAAACAACATTTTGTAAAACACATCAAGCTGTAATTCATAGGAAAGGTCCTCATACCGTAGCACGTGATGAACTTTCACGTGTTCAGCATAAAGAGTTACGAGAATTTGATGCAAATTATCAGGAGCAATGGCATGTTCTTCAAGGAGAAGAACGTCGTATTCTAACTGAAGAATATCGAATTACGAGAACTACTATGATCGCAACACATATGCGTCAACGAACTGAACAGGAACGTAGACAACGTGCAGAAGTTCGAGTTACTGGAGTAAATCCTGATGATCCAGCTAGAGAAAGACGTCAACGACAGCAACAACAACGAAATGATTTATTTCTTGCTAGACGCTTGCAACACCAAGAAGAAAGACGTGCAATAGATAATCGAATTAATCAAATTGTTAATAATATAAATCTATTAAATAACAATATTATTCCTGTAGCTGGTCAGGTTGCTGTCGCTCCTAATCGAGAACTACAACAATTTGCTGCTGATCCTCAAAATGTTCATACAACTGAAGCAGTAAAAAAAGTTAAAGAAATTATTGAAAAAGTTTTGGAAGTTCCAGTTCCTGCAGAATATAAATGGAATGTTACTGAATGTTCAAAAACTCCAGGTGAAATTATTTTAGAATGTAAACTTACTCCTAAAGCAGCATGGCAAATGTCTGCAATGTATTGTGTTGATTCTGAAATTTACGAAATGGGAAAAGGTATTTATGGACGAGTCTTAGATTGTGTGTGGCAATTCATTGTAAAATCAGAACATAAACAAGATTTGTGTCGTATTCTAAAATCAGAATTGCAAGATAATATTGGTATGTGTGCACAGGGAAATCTGTCAAGGCTAGCAAATATTCTAGCAGGATATATGGATGGTGTTAAATCACAAGAATCACTAAGTGAAATTCTTGGGAGAGAATTACCTCCACTAATGGAAATTGAAGATCTGCAAGAACGTGCTAATAAACTAAAGGAAATTCTGAATCAAAATCAAGTTCCTAAAGCAGAGTGGTTGGTTTGGGCTGAACCCTTGTTTGACGGACATCCGCTTCGTATCATGGAAGATAATATTCTCGTACTTACAGAGATTTATTAAGTATACATTGTTCTCCAAGATTCAATATTCTTCTTATCAAGATCTGCCAATAACTTTTTAACTATAGATTCAGTAATTACCATAGGAAGTTCAAATTCCATATAGAATTTATATTCTTTCATGCTAGGATGTTTAGCAATTCTTAGCATATTAAGACGAGTCATCATAGTTTCAACAGTTCTAATTAAAGTTCGAACACCTTTTTCATCTTTAGAATATTCAGAAATTAAATAACTTATTGCATCATCTTTTAAAATAAGTTGTTCTGAATCAAACAATAATGTTTTAAGAAGTTGATTCCAAATATAATCTTTCAAGATAACTTTCTTATCTGATTCAGAATATCCACTGCAATTAATTACAGTCATACGATCTCTCAAAATAGGATGAACTTTTTCAATATCATTAAATGAGAATACAAATATGCATTGAGATAAATCAAAATCTATTCCAGAGAAATATCTATCATGGAATTGAGAATTTTGTGATCTATCAGTCATATGAATCATCATACTAATAATTTCTTCACCATGAGGAGTTCCTGAAACTTTATCAAGTTCATCAAAATATATAACAGGATTCATAACTTTAGTGCGCATTAGAGCATCAGCAATACGACCCCAAATAGAACCTTCATAAGTATATGAATGACCAACAAAACTAGAAATATCTGAAGCACCACCAAGAGAGAAGAATTCAAATGGACGTTTTAATACTTGAGCAATAGCATTTTTTGCAAAAGAAGTTTTACCAACACCAGGAGGACCAGCTAAAGCAATAACATTACCAACAGAAGAAGGATTTACAATAAGTTGAGCAATGATTTGCATGATTTGAATTTTAGCAGGATGCATACCATAAATAGTTTTATCCATTTCAGTTCTTGCTTTCACCATAAATTCAGTACACTTTTCTTGTCCATCCATAATAGAAACAGGAAGAGGGATATAAGTTCCAAATGGAATACGAAAGAAGGCATCCATCCATGCTTTTAATTTATATGATTCACCATTATCAGTCATTTCAGCAAGACTATTAAGTTTTTTAATAATTATAGATTTAGTATAATCAGGAATAGGCATTTTCAAAACTCTGAATTTATTAGGGACTTCACCTTCTTCTAAATCAATTGAATTAATCTTTTTAATTAGTTCAAGTAATTCATTTCTTTGAGGACGATTTTGCTTTCGAAGATAATCTTCTTCTGATCTAGATAAACCTTTAGGTAATTCAAATGAATCTTTACGTTTAGATTTTCTTGTTGTTTTTTGGTTAAATAAATTTACTTGTTCATTTGGTTTTAAAGTTTTTTTCTTAATTAGAATTTGAATATCTCCTTCTGAAGAAGAATCAGAAGGAGGAACATAATCACTATCTTCTTCTTCATCACTATCTTCATAATCTGAATCATCTTTATTTAGAACTAGAATTACAGGTTCACCTTTTGGAGAATAATTTAAAGTATCATCATCAACCCATAAAGTTCCATCTTTAGTATTATTTTTTTTAGGTGGGGGTGCACTATCACCTAAGTCACCTGAACAAGCTCTACTTTTACCACTTCCTCGAACAGGTCTTTTGGGCATCCTTGTTTTTCTTTAGAAAATTAATTCAATCAATTTCATTTTCTATGAAAGATGATAATGAGTTCAATAACATTAAAAAAAGCATATCCTGAAGGGTATCCAAATGATGCTATAGAATTATTAAAATCGATGTCTTTTACAGATGGAAAAGCAGTGAATGTAGTTGGAAGTATGTCTTTACGTTCACAAGTATATGCAGGGGACTATGATGCATATGAAAAAGTTTCTTTTAAAGGAACTAAAACTTTAATTGTAAAAAGATTAGTTAATAAATTCAAATCAATAATAAAATCACTTCATAAATTTCCTTTTACTTATATAGGTGATATTAAATCAGGATCAGTTGAAGAATGGCGAGTAATGCAAACACCATATAATCAAGAAAAATCTTTTAAAAAGTTAGAAGAACTTTATAAATTAAAAATTATTTCAAGAAAAGAATACGAAGAAGGAAAAAAAAGATTTATTAATAATCCATCAGAATTAGATTTATTATTATTAGAGCAAGATTTTAGACCAAATATTATTAGATGGAAAGTATGGGAAGTTTTAAAAGGATATAAAACTTTAAAAGATGGACGTAAATTTACTTTAGAAGAAGCATTTCAAACATCTACAATAACAAAAATAGATGTAATGTCATGGGTTCAAAATAATAGATTTACAGATTTTTCTATGATATATGAATTTATTATTAATGGAGAAACATTAAATCCTGGAATAAAAGATTTTGAAAAATCTATTTTAGAAAATATTTATGTTTTACATTCAGAGAAAAAATATTATAAAATGGCTAAACGATTATTTTCATTAGCAAAATATAAAGATAATACAGATATATTAGAAATACTATCGCCTTTATTTAATGGAGATTTAGGTAGATTATATATTGTATATGGTGATATAGGAACAATTGAAGATTTATTTGAATATGAAAATAATTTACCATATTCAAAATTAGAATTTGAATTTGACCAATTTAAAGGAAGATTATCAAATATATCTTTACCTGATTATATTAAAAAAGAAAAATCTATATTTGAAAAAATTGATACCTTAATAAGAATTGAAAAACTAACAACAAATAAATCTAGAATTCTAAATTTACTTGATGAATTAAAATTAGATTTATTAGAAATACTTTCAAAATATACAGAGAAATTCTTAAAAGAGAAAAAGATATTTCCTAAATATTAAACACCATTTCTTACACCATTACCACTAAAAGCATTACCAGGACAATAAATACATTTAAATCTTCCATTTAAAAAAGTTAATCTAAATTCACTTCCATATTTTTCATATGCTAATCCAGTTTTATCAGTTGGATTTGATCCATTAGTAATACTTTGATGTTTAGGGTCAGTATAAATAACTGTTTCTTTTTTCAATCTAGTATAATCAGAAGAATCACGCAAAGATAAATTATTGAAAGGATAATCAACAACATCTATTGTATTTGCACCTTGAGAACTCATTTTATACTTATAATAAGTAAAGATGTTTAAGGGAAAACAAATAATATTATTTTTACTATTTTGTTTGATAGCATTTGCAATATCAAACAAACATAATATAATAAAAGAATATCTTTCTAATCCACCACCAACATTAAGTAGTTTAGAAAGTGACGTTGAAACAATGAAAACACAAGTAGATAATTTAAGAAAAGAAGTTGCTGATATGAAAAGTCAAGCACAAGCAGGTGCATCTCAAGCTACTTTAGCAAAGGCATCTATATCAGCTATGAAGAATTCTTAGACCACCATGTAATATCAAAATAAGGAGGAGTAGGGCCAATACCTTTTTCTGAAGGATCAGGAGAAGGTGTTTTAGTCATTGCTAATTTAATATCAGAAGCACTTAGAACACGAGGATAATATTCAATAGAAGCAACTTTACCATCAAATCCACCACCAATACCAGTATGAACTGTATCATCATTTTGACGAGGAACTTGAACTAATGTACGATAAGTATGAATTAAACCATTGATATAAACTTCTACATTATCTTGGTCAATTACAATACCTACATGTAACCATTTCTTTGCAGGAATATTAGAAATAGGAATAATTTCAGTAGCACCAAAAGTATCAATTTTAACTAATAAAGAATTAGTATTACCATCAATTAATAAAGCGGGGCACATAGAAGATAGATCAGTAGGTCCTTTAGTAAATATAACTCTTTGTTCACCATATCTATAAGCAAAATCATCTATTTTTACCCAACAAGTAAACGATAATGATAATCCTTCTTTTTCGTTAAAAGATTTAGGTAGAGAAGTTTTACTAGTGAACGTTCTTCGCCCATCTTCAATATGAGGTTGAATATTTACAGAATTCATAGGTAAATTTTTAACAAGATAATAAATAATTGCTATAACAACTAATGTAACTAAAACAATTCCAAAAGATGTTTCCATTATTATTAACTAAATAAATATTAAAAACGGATTTCGATACTCGAATAATATTAATATTATGGAGACATTTGAAATTCTTGCATTAGAACAGCATGATTTGTATGATGGAGAAATTACAGATAGTAATAACGTTTTAGAAGAATTTGTAAAATTTTACAGGCGTTATTTTATCAATTATGAAATACCACGAGAATCTATATCATTTAACAGCAGTATAATGTTTATTTCTTATAGTGATAAAAGTGAAGGTGATAAACCTATTATGTTAATGCTTGTAGGTAAATTAAATGAAACTTTGATTAATGAAATTAAAATAGAAATTGAAAAATTATATTAAAAACGGAATCACTACTGATTAATCTGGTATAGATTACCATGCCATCAAATAGCAGTCCAACTAATAGCAGTAGTAAACGAGGCACTACTAATCTAAAAATGCCAACTACAAATTCTGGAACTATTGATAAGCGTTATAGCACTCCTCAATTTGTAAACAAAGATGGTTCTCGTGATCGTAGAACTACACCAACTCGTCTTCGAACTTAAAAAGTATATTCTTGAATCAACGAAAGTTAAAAATGGAATTTAAGTATATTTTTTATTTCAGAGTAAAATGAGTGAATTAAAAGAATTTGTAGATAATGTTTTTATAGATATTCGTAATCGTGTAGAAAGTGAATATAATCACCATCTAAATAAACATTTTCAAAGTATTTCTTCAGATATATCACTAACTCATTTTACTCCTAAATATGGAGAGATAAAAAGTCGTGAACCACGTAATCCTCAGTTAGTTTTACCAAAACCTATAGAAGGTCGTTGGTGGATTCATTGGTATGCAGTACCAGGTAATGGTCAAAATACTACCAATTATCATATATATGATAATTATGGTCAATGTTTTATAGCTAGTATTACTTATTGGGGTGGTGATATGGGAGAGCCATCATGGATAGGTGTAGGAAATACTCAACAGAAAGAAGATAGTTTACATAAATATCCTCTTCCTGATTGTATAATTGATTTTGTGAAAAAACAAGGAATTTTAACATATCTGAATACAATTGGAGATATATTTCATCAAATTATGTTTACATATGCAATTTAAAAAGTATATTCTTGAACTTCTTTACCTAAAGTATCATAAACACCAAATTTAACTGAATATCCTGTAGCAGAAGAAGTATTTTCTGTTCCAGAATCATTTTTGCATGAAGTTCCTTTATTATAAAAAGACATAGCATCATTAGGAGTCAACATTCTTGAGAAATGATAGAAGTTACATATTCTTCCTGAAAATCCACCATCTGGAGTTAAATTAATATCGCCACTAGCAGGTTTAGGAACTCCAGACAAAAAGCATGATTTAACTAAATTACCATTAATATAAACATCTAAATTACGTCCAAATACACTTACTGAAACAGAAAACCAAGATTGAAGAGGAATATCAGGAACATCACAAATATAAACATCATCAGTAGATCCTGAATTTCCGGCAGGAGCGGGTTCAGTTTTAGATGATCCACCTTCAGATGAAGGGAAGACAGAAACACTAATTTGCATAGAATTATCAGTAGGATGTAATGAAATATTAGGATTTTGAATAGAAGGATTTGTAGGATCAGGGCGTTTTACAATACTTTTTTGTTTTCCGTAACCATAATTCCAATCTTTTACAAACATCCACCATTGCATAGAATATGCTCCATCTTGTTGTGATGATAAAGGAGCTTTACTTCCTTGTATAGATGAACTTGTTTCTGCAGCTCTACCATTAGGTAAGAAATCACCTGATGATGTTGTATCCATAAAATAACTAGAAAATCTTGATAATAAAGTTGGATTTGTTGGTGGAGGAAGAGCACTTCCTAATGGAGTAGGTGATACTGGACCTGGAGATGACGTAGAAGGTGGAGGAGGTGGGGGGGCACTAGATGAAAATATTTTTCCATTAGTTAATACTTTAGTCCAATTATTAGGTGTAGCAAAATCCCATATAAGAATACCTGCAAAAATAAGAGCAATAACACCAACAAGTATACTAATTATTCTAAACATATTAGTACTAGATGTTGCAGTAGTAATTTGGGTATTTGCTGTTTTTATTGCACTAGCAGATGCACTTGCTAATTGACTAACATAATCACCTGTAAATGTTGCCTTAGACATATCTAAACCAGGCGCTGCTATTGGTGATGGTTTTGAACTTCCTGCTCCCATTTGTTAAAAAGCACGAAGTAAAAAACGGACAACTTTAACAGAATGCTGTCGAATAAAATAATGTATTGTAACAATTGTGGCGAAGGCGGGCATGTATTTAGAGCTTGCAAAGAACCTATTACATCTTATGGTGTTCTTCTTTTACGTGGACAATATGAACCTTTAAATTTGCCCGCTGATCCTAATAAATTAAGTGTAGTGATGGTTAAGCGTAAAGATAGTATGACTTATATGGAATTTATTAGAGGAAAATATGAACCTTTAAATTTACTTTATGTAAGTAAATTGATTAGAAATATGACTAAACAAGAGCAAGATTTAATTTCAAATGAAACATTTGATAAATTATGGACTCGATTATGGGGTATTGGGCGAGATACTAAATCATTAGAATATGAAGATTCACTTAATAAATATAATTCACTTGATAGAAAAAAAATAGTTAATGAAAATAGAACAATATTTATAGAACCCGAGTGGGGATTTCCAAAAGGACGAAGATCTAAGGGTGAAACTGATCTTGAATGTGGTATTCGAGAATTTTATGAAGAAACAAATATTCCTGAAAATTCATATGAAATTGTAAAAGACTTTTCTTTAACAGAGATATTTATAGCAACAAATGATGTTACGTATAGACATACATATTTTCTGGCTCTACTAAAAAGTTCTAAACATTTTGATTTATCTGAAAGATTAACTTCTATGCAACGCAGAGAAGTATCTGCTGTTGAATGGAAGACATTAAAAGACTGTAAGAATATTACTCGTCCTCATTATGAAGAACGTAAAAAACTCATTGAAAGGTTAGAAAAAGAAGTAAAAATTTATAAACCAAAACTATAATGGATTGGCTAAGTTTTGGAAAATCAGCAGCAGCAGTAGGTGGCATAATGTTATCTGCTGGTGTTGTTATAACCTATTTTTCATCAGGGTTTCTATGCAATAAATGGACTAATTTTGAATGGCCGTTTATTTCTGGATTAATTTTATCTGCAATTTCTATATTAGTTTATGCAATTAGTAGATACTTTGAATTTGTAAGAAATCCTGTAATAGAATATTTTAAATCTTATTTACCAGATATAGCAAATGTTTTTGGATTATGGTGGATAGTATTTTTCTTAGGAATTATGCCTGCAAGTGTATATATCATAATGTTTGCAGAAAAGAAAGTATGTAATCCTGATTTAAATGAAATGACTGAATTTAAGAAAAAATTAATTGCAGAATTACATTCAAAAGAATTAGAAAAAGAAAAGAAACCTTAATAACGTCTTTTAGTTTTTTTAGATTTCTTAGATTTCTTAACTTTTTTAGTTTTTCTTCTTCTTTTTCCACCAGGCATACTTTGAGGTTCATCAGAAAGCTCTGTAACTTTTAGAGTTGCATATGGATGTGTACCGTAAAACATATATCCTGGTATAAGTGGAATATCCTTTTGAGGATTAACTAATTGACCATTTTTAATCTGATGAAAAAAAAATCCTCCATCTTTATTTTCAGACATAAAATATGTTGGATCGCTTTTAGGTAAAAGACCCATACCTGCCTGACCTGGTTGTATTTTGAATTTTTTTCCTTCTTTAACATCTTTTAATAAAGTATCTGATGAACCTACTCCTATTGGGTCATTAGATAATACACCAGGATCTCCTGAATCTCTTTGTGGTAACAAACTAAACGGTGCTTGTGATAATGATGGTAATGAAGGGTCAGCCATATTATACTTAAATCTAGAAATTATGTCCTAAACAATGAGAAACACCAAGATAAGAAACAACAGCAAAAGCAAACATCCACCACCAAATAGGAAATATAGTAGATTCTTTATTGGCAACACCGAAAGGTCGAACTCGACCTTTTTCTCCAAATGCAACAGAAGGTTTTAAATATAGAAATCCTGCTACTAAAAACAGGTAAAATGCTATCATCCATAATTTAGGGTTTTTGCGCAATACTTCTTCCATTATCAATTCCTCGCCAAAAATAATGGAGCAACTAGAACCAAAATTATATGTTCTTCCAAATCGTAAAGCTTTCTCAGATTCTATTACCAGAATCTTTATCAAATCTAATTATCGTGAAACCGATAGGGACCCCTTAGATGTCAAAGAAGATTTATGTAGAAAAAGAGGCGGGCCTTCAAATACAAAAGAATTATTTTCTTACCAAAAACTAGTAAGAGATTATTTATTAATTGAAACTCCTTATCGTGGTTTATTATTATATCATGGTTTAGGTTCGGGTAAAACTTGTTCTTCTATTGCAGTAGCAGAGTCATTAATGACTAATAAAAAAGTATTTATATTATTACCTGCATCATTACAAGAAAATTATAGAGGAGAAATTCGTAAATGTGGTGATCCTATTTATGCATTTGAACAGCATTGGGAAGTAAGACCTTTAAAAAATGAAGGTGATAGAGAAGATGCTAAAAAAATGGGAATTACACAAGGATTTTTAGATTCTCATGGAAAGTATTATGTAACTATTCCTGATCGTGCACCTAATTTTAAATCTTTATCTGGCGAACTACAAAAAGGTATTAGACAACAAATTGATGATATATTAGATTCAAGATTTACATTTATAAATTATAATGGTTTATCATCGACAAATGTAGATAAAATATTACCTCCCGACCAACCACATATGTTTGATGATTCAGTAGTAATTATTGATGAGGCACATAATTTAATTGGAAGTGTTGTATCACAACGTCTCATAAAAATGAAATTATATGAAATGATTTATAAAGCAAAAAATACTAAGATAGTATGTTTATCAGGAACACCTGTTATTAATAGACCTAATGAAATTGCTTTTTTAATGAATCTTCTAAGAGGACCTATAACAAGAATAAGTATACCTACAAAATCTGCAATGACTTGGGATGAATCATTAATGACTGCATATTTCAGATCTTTAAAAGATGTTGATACAATAGAATATAATTCAGTAAAAAGAACATTTTTATTAACAAGAAATCCTCCTTATTTTGAAAGTACTTATAATGATAAAGGTGATAGATTAGCAGTAAGATTTAATAAAGAATTTGTTCAAGAACCTGATTTAAAAGTTTGGGTAGCAGGATGGAAATCTAAATTCGAAGAAAAGTTTCCAGGAGTGGAATTAGCTGAACCTGAAAAAATGATGGTTGAAGATTTAGAATGTTTACCTACAGATTTTGAAGATTTTATGAATACATTTGTTGATGGTTTATCTGTTAAAAATCCTCTGATGTTTGGAAGAAGAATTCAAGGACTAGTATCATATTTTAAAGGTGCAGATGATAGATTATTACCTAAACGATTAGATGAAGAATCTACTCTTGTAAAAGTTCCTATGACGGATGAACAATTTTTAAGATATTTGGAATCAAGATGGGAAGAAATACAAAGAGAAGCAAAGCAAAAAAGAATGAAATCAGATTTAGATTCAGATTTTGGTTCATTTCGTATGACTTCTCGTATGGTATGTAATTATGCTATTCCACCTGAACTCAAATTTAAACTAGATCCCGAAGAAACAGAAGAAACTTTAGATTCTAAACCTGAAAAAGAAGATAAATCTAAAATCTTAGAAATTATGAAAAAATCTCCTGAAAAATATCTTGTAGAAGAAGTCTTAGATAAATTTTCACCTAAAATGGCACGTATGCTTAAAGATATTAAAACAAATGTTGTAGGATATAGAAATCAATTTATTTATTCACAATATAAAACCTTAGAAGGACTAGGTATTTTTGGTGCTGTATTAGAAGCTAATGGATTTCAACATTATAAATTAATTAAAAAAGCAGGTGAATGGACAGAAGATCCTTCAATGGAAGAAGGTAAACCTTCATTTGCTATGTATATTGGTGGTAATGAAGAAGAACGTGAATTATATCGACAAATATTTAATCAAGATTATTCTGATACATTTCCTGAATCTTTAAAAACTGAAATTAAATCTAAACCTCATAAATTATGTGTTTTTATGGCTTCCTCTGCTGGTGCTGAAGGTATTACTCTTGCCGATGTTCGTAATGTTTATATTATGGAAGCATATTGGAATCCTGCACGTATAGATCAAGTTATTGGGCGTGCTATACGTATTTGTTCACATGCTAAATTAGAAATACCTGAACGTACAGTTAAAGTTCAATTATATCTTTCAACATTTACAGAAAAACAATTAACTTCAACAGAAGGACCAAATATAGTATCTATTCGTAGAAATGATATGTCCCTTAAACGTTATGAAGGTGGTGAACCCGTTCAAGCATTCATGTCTTCTGATGAATACCTTTATGAAGTCTCATATCGTAAATCTAGAATTATTAAAAACATTTCTCTTATCTTAAAACAATCAGCAATAGATTGTGAAATACATAGAAAACTACATTCTAAGGAACAACCTGTAATACAATGTATGCGCTTTGATACAACCTCCAAATCTGAAGACTTAGCATTTAAACCATTTTTCAAAGCAGATGAGAAGGATACTTTGTATTTAAGAAATATACAACGTAAATCACGTAGATTACAAAAAATACGTATTAAAGGAATAATGTTTATATTAGATCCTGATACATTAGAATTATTTGATTTTATGGCATTTGAAGATACTCGTAGATTATTAAGAATTGGAATACAAACATCAAAAGAAGAACTTAAATTTTTTACATCTGTAGTATCATAAATGTCTAATATGCAAGTAGGAACAAGAGGTTTATCTTCTGGTGACCTTACACGACTTAAAAGGATAAGAGGTGCACAACCTAATATAATTGAGCCAGATTTAAATGCACCTATTTATTCTGGAACTCCTAATACTGATTCTGCTACAACCTTTGTCTTAGCATGTATTGATCCTAGATATACTGCAGCATTAGAACAATACCTTTTACAAATATTACCTAATAATACTTATGATTTATTTATTTTAGCTGGTGCTGCAGCAGGTGGAAACTTAACTGGTAATAGTGCAAATTGTGTAATAGGTGGAGGAACGTGTTCAGTTGTTTCTGCTTCTAATAATTGGCAAACTGCATTACTAGACCATATTCAAGTAGCTATTACATTACATAATGTAAGTAAAGTTCTAGTTGTTGATCATTTAGATTGTGGTGCATATAACAATTGCGTATTATGCAATGTCAGTGGTCCTGATCAAAATCCAGTGCCTCATGATACACAATTTACTTCTTTAAAAGATGTTATTAAGACGGGAAATTTTTATGCAAACGGAACTTTTGATCCTACATCAAAAGTGTTAGGCTCTACTATATTTAGTGAGATTACTGGTTTATATTTTAGCACTCCTTCTATATACAATCCTAATACAACAATATTAAGAAATTATGCTGGTGTACAACAAACTACTGAATTTTTTCCTACAACAACCGGAGCAAAGGTTCTTGTTCTTGGATGTATTGATCCGAGATATTCTGCATTATTATCATCATTTTTAGTAAATTATAAAGATGTTCAATTTATTTATGATTTGTTTATTTTAGCTGGAGCATCATTAGGTGCAAATCAATCTTATAATACAACTGCTTTTCCTACTGTTCGTGGCGATAATCCTAATACAACTAATTATCCTAATAATTTACTAGCAAATAACGATGCAGGTATTGGAAAACTTGGTAAAAACTGGGGTCCTACATTCTTTGATCATTTATCAATAGCTAGACTTTTACACCAAATTACTGAGGTATGGGTATTTGATCATTTAGATTGTGGTGCATATAAAGCTATTAAGTTTGGAAATTTAAGTTTACCTGATATAGATCCTAATGAACATATTCCTGAACTTATAAAATTACAAGGATATATTAATACCTATACAACTACATTAGACCCTATTAATAGTACACCTTATCAATTAGGATTTAAAGGATTTATTATGGATACACAAGGAAATATATCAAAAGTTGTAGATGATCAAGCAGGTGTTTCTTTTAGTAGTCCAAAACCTCTTGGAGCACCAATGAATAAAACATTATATTCTATTCCCGGATTGATACCTAAAACTACAGGTGGATCACGTATTAGATTTACTGCATCCCAATATACGGATTTAAAAGCATTTTATTCAAGTGATGAAGTAACACAAACTCAAGTTTGTAATAGTAAACAATTAATTGCTACTAAATTATGTAATTGTACTTCAACTGATAATGGTTACATTAACCCTAAAAAACAAGGCGTGTGTCATACATGTTCATTATACTAAACTAAAAAACAAAAGAGAATTTAAAATTTTAACTCAGTAGTATCATAAATGTCTAATATGCAGACGGGGACAAGAGGGTTATCTTCTGGCGACCTTACAAGATTAAAAAGATTAAGAGGTAACGGAAATGATTTTAGCGCTAGTAGACTAAATGTTTTAGCAACAAATAAAGATATACATCCTACACCTGTTTCTCAACTATCTTATTCTCCAAATTTTCATTTACCTAGAGAAATGGGTTCATCAAGAATTCGTAGAACAGCTTCAGGATGGATAGGATATAAAGCATTCTTATCAGCAGATCAAGTAACACAACAACAATTACAAAATGGAAAAGTCTTAACTGCTACTAAATTATGTAATTGTAGCACATCATCTCCTAAAAAACAAGGTCTATGTATTAAATGTATTCATGATCCTAAATGGCAAGTTACAAAATAAGACTTTCATTATCTTAACTAATAAATAACAAGATGACTGGAGGTTTAATGCAATTAGTTGGTAAAGGAGCACAAGATCATCTTGTGATAGGAAATCCTTCCTTTACTCACTTTCGTAACATGTATAAGCGTCATACAGATTTTGCTATGGAACATTTTAGATTAGTATGGAAAACAACAAATTTATCTATACCAGCAAATGGTAATCTAACTTTGAGAACAAAAGTTGAAAGGTTTGCACAACTATTAAACGATTGTTATTTAAGTGTAGATTTACCTCCAATATTTTCAGGTCTTTATCCTGAAACAACAAATCCATATGAATTCCAATGGATACCAAATATTGGATATAATATGATTAATTATGTTTCAGTATTAATTAATGGTCAAGAAATAGTAAGACATACAGGTGAATGGATGAAACTTTATACTGCATTAACCTTTAATGGAACTAAAAGAGAAGTTTTAAATAATCTTATAGGAAATTTACCTGAATTATATGATCCAGCTAATGCATTTGGGAGAAATAATTCATATCCACATTCAATTTCAACTTCTCAAGGATTAGCTGAATCATCTATTCAAGGAAAAACATTAAGTATTCCATTACATTTTTGGTTTTGTGAAAATGTTGGTGCTGCATTACCTTTAATTGCTCTTCAACATTCAGAAGTTGAAATAGTAGTTGAATTTACAAATATGTATAATATGTTTACAGTCTTAGATCAACAAGGTAATCGTATAGCACCTACACCTGATTTATATCCAATGAATTTATTTTTAAGTCCTCCATTAATAAATAAAACTCCATCAAATCCTTTATTATCGTTATGGTCGACAAATTCATTTATTGAAGCAAACTATATTTTCTTAACAGAAACTGAAATGGCTCATATAGCAAAGACAGATCATTCATTTTTAATTACACAGATAAACATGGTTTTGAGAGATGGGCAATATGGACCATCAAATGATATGGAATTACATTTAAGAAATTTATGTACAAGAGTAGTTTGGGTAGCACAAAGATCAGATAGAGCAGCTTTGAATGATGTAGATAATTATACAAATTGGGAAAATCCTAAAATAAGACCTACATCAGGAACAGGTGTTCTATATTCTTCAGGATTAGTATTACCTGCAAATGTATCTCAACGTGATATTCTTTTAGAATCAAATATAGTTATTGACGGTAAAGATAGATTTACTGCAAAACAAACTGAATTCTTTTCAAATATTCAAAATTATCGTCATCATCAAGGAACAACAATAATAGAATTTCCTGGTCTTTATTCATATTCATTTGCATTAGACCATGTAACAAATCAGCCTTCAGGA